CTAAATCAGAATGGAAACTTGCAACACGTAAATCCAAATCAACCACCGATCAAATTACCGCCCAACCGACCGAGCAAGTAGAAAAGAAACCATATAAAAAAGGACAACGCTCCGAAAAACATAAAAACAAACAATAATGGGAAACATTGAAATTCAATTAATTGACATGCTTCACAAAGACGCTGAAGCTCAGAAATCAAAAGCACTTCTATCTTTAAGTTTACTATCTCAACACGCATCAGGAATTGGAGATCACTCTACAGGAGACTTCTATAAAAATGCTAACGAAGCTCTTCAAATGTTAGTTGATGCGGATGATAAGCTTGAGGCTTTAGAAAAATACTTTGGAAAAAATGCTTGAAATGGTTAACCATCCAAGTCACTATGGTGGTGAAGATAATCCATATGAAGTTATCAAAGTCTGTGAAGCTTGGGACTTAGATAAAGACGCTTATTTATTCAATGTGGTAAAGTATGTAGCTCGTGCGGGAAAGAAAAACACTGATACAGAGTTGGAGGATTTAAAGAAAGCAGCATTTTATTTGGACAGAAAAATCAAAAATTTAGAAAAATGATTATTTGGCTCACAGGTCAGCCTGGTTCAGGTAAGACAACAATATGTAAAAGGATCCTTTGGGAAAAACCTCGCGTCTTTCATATTGATGGTGATGATTTGAGAGATTTATTCGAAAACAAAGATTATTCAGAAACAGGAAGAAGAAAGAATATTGAACTTGCACAACAAATAGCCGAATACCTTCATAACAAAGGTAAAGATGTGTTAGTGTCTTTGGTTTCCCCATACAAAGACCAAAGAGATAAGTTCAAACAAAAGATGGGGGATAATCTTGTTGAAGTTTATATTCATACATCAGAGATCAGAGGAAGAGAAAATTTCTTTGTCAAAGAATATGAAGCACCAACAGAAAATTATTTGAGTATCGATACAACAGATGAATCTGTCGAGGACTCATTTATTAAAGTTTTGAATTATGCTCAAAATCCACGTTGAGGGCGACCCCAAACTCAAAAACACAGGGGCTAAACAATATTCCATGTTTATCGGTCGTTGGCAACCATGGCATGCGGGCCACAAATGGTTAATTGATCAAAGACTAAACGAAGGAAAAAATGTTCTAATTTGTATTAGAGACATCGCACCGGATGAAAAAAATCCTTTTTCTGCTCAGGAAGTTGAAAGAGAAATTATGAACCAACTTTGGAAACTCATAGGTCAGGAGAGAGTAAAAGTGATTATTATTCCAGACATTGAGTCTGTCAATTTCGGTCGTGGTGTCGGTTATGATATTATTGAACATGTGCCTCCAACAGAGGTCGGTGATATCTCCGCAACTAAAATTAGAGAACAAATGAGACAGGATGGAAAGTTATGATAGACGTTAAGGCAAATGAAATTATTTTGAAAGGAGATGTTGTAATTGTAAAGTAAAATGGAAACAAACAAAATTATTAATGGGGATTGTATCAAGGTAATGTCGGAGTTCCCTGAAAAATCAATCGATTTGATTGTAACATCACCACCTTATGGAGTTGGTATTGAATACGACACATTTCAGGACGATTTGGAGTTTGATCAATATAAAATATTTTCGAATAATTGGTTGAGAGAAGCTTATCGAGTTTTGAAAGATGATGGTAGGATTGCACTCAATATACCCTATGAAATCAACAGACAAGATAAGGGTGGGAGAGTCTTCATGGTTGCCGAGATTTGGAACATTATGAAGAGTATTGGATTCAACTTTTTTGGGGTCGTAGATCTCGAAGAAGAGTCCCCACATAGGAGTAAAACAACCGCTTGGGGGTCATGGATGTCACCATCCGCACCCTACATCTACAATCCAAAAGAGTGTGTTATTTTAGCTTACAAAAAACATCATATAAAAAAAATTAAAGGTGAACCAGAATGGAAACATACAATTGTAGAAGAGGGGGGAAAAGAGAAGAAAAAGTATACGGAAGATCAAAAAAGAGAATTCATAGATTTGGTCTACGGACAATGGAAATATTTTGCTGATACTAAACAGATCACGAAAGCCACTTTTTCGATGGACATTCCGAACAAAGCAATAAAGATTCTGACATATAAAAATGATTTAGTTTTGGATCCTTTTGCAGGATCTGGAACCACCTGTGTGGCGGCTGAGGTTAATGGAAGACAATGGATTGGAATTGAATTGTCATCAAATTACTGTGAAATTGCTCGTAAAAGAATTAGGTCTTTCATAGATGACAGGTTACAACCTGAATTAAATTTTGAAAAGAGTTCAATATGAACTCTTTTTTTGTGTTTTGGATATTTATTAAGAAAAATATAAATGCCAAGTGTCATCATCACACAAAAACAACTTGAAAGAATTTCAGAAGACCTCAAACAAGACAATGTTATCAATACATTGGTCGAAAAATGGGAAAAGTGTACCAAAGATCAAAAAATTTTCGTGTTGGAATTTCTCAAAGCAGTCCACCCTGAAAAGAAAAAAGAGCTCGACTCAGTAATTAAAAAAACAAAAAACGATTTAATCAACGAAAAGTGGTACAACACTGTCATGGACCTTGTTGGTTGGGTTGATCCAACAGGAATTGTTGATACAGTTAACGGTGTTTCGTATTTGTCACAAGGTGAGTATCTTTTTGGATTTCTGTCAATGGTTTCCGCAGTCCCGTTGGTGGGTGATATTGTTGCAAAACCTGTAATGAGCGCACTGAAATTGGGTAAACCATCAGCTAAGGCTCTTAACAAAATTATGAGTATGTCCAAAGCTGGAAAAACAGCCGAGGCCTCAGCTGAACTTGCCAAGTTATCAGCAAGTGGTGGAATAGTTGGAGGATTTGTAAAAGGTATGGGAAAAGTAGGGACAAAATTAGAAAGTTTGGTCAAAGCCATGCCAGGTGGGGTGTTAAAGGGATTCAAAGATACAATCTTACAATGGATACAACTTTTCAAGAACGTTGGAAAACAAGCCGCCTCCACCAAAAATGTTATCGGTACTATGGCGAAAAAGTTTCCGAGACTATCAGCGGCACAACAAGTTAAAAATTTGGAAGCCCTTCAGGCCGCTCTCAAAACTCAAAAAGGAGTGTTTTCAGGATATAGGACTGGTAATAGATTTGTAAGTTGGAAAACATTGTGGGGTGGGATGCCTCAGTTATTAGGCAGAAACAGATCAGTTAGAGCTCTGATGAGAAAAACTAAGTGGTATTTGGGGTTGTTAGACTTTTTAGGTATCGGAAATTTTGTAGGACCTGACGAACTTCAACAAAAGATGGGTGATGCGAAATTTGAACAAAAGATAGCAGAATATAATAATACCTCAGAAGCTAAACAAAACTTTGAGGACGAATTTGGTAGTGAACAGCAAGCACAAGAATTTCTAAATAGGAATGAAAGTGACGCAGGTAGTTCAACAAGTAGCTCAAGTAGCAGAACTTCAGGAGCTATGGCGGGAGCCGATCCACTAACATGGTTGTTAAGTAACTCATTTAAATAATGAAAGAAGAATTAATTAAAAAATTAGTACAAATGCAACTTCAATGGAGATTTCTTCATTGGCAAACATTCGGAGATGCGAAACATAAAACATACGGTCAAATCTATGAGGGTTTGGACGGGCTCATAGACGAGTTTGTTGAAACAATGATGGGAAAATACGGTAGACCTGAATTCGAACCCGAATTTGCTCTGATGTTTCAGGACAAAAGTGCTTTATCAATCCAAAACTTTATGGATGGAATAACTGAGTTTTTAGTTTCGTTTTCAGAAATGCTCGACCCAAAATATGACACCGACCTTTTGAACCTAAGAGATGAAATGTTAGGTTTGATAAATAAATCGAAATATCTATTAACATTAAAATACTAAAATGACAAAAGTTATCAGACTAACAGAAAATGATTTGGTTAATCTCATAAGAAGAGTAATCAAGGAACAAAAGACACCTAAGACAAAAAAAATTGATATCAAAGCGACTGCAGGTTCTTCACCTGAAGTTAAAATTTCTGTTGAAAAGGGAAAAAAAGTTTTACATGTTCATTATGTATCAGGATTGAATAAAGACCAAAAATTTGTTGTAACAACAAAATATCCTGCTACAGTGGAGCCTAAAGGGGTTTATGCTGTTTATAAAGGGGATAATGTCTTCGAATTAGGAACAAATAAAATCCAAGCTAAAGTTGTTGAACAACTCTAATGAGTAAATTAATCACAGAAACTGGATTAAGAGATATTTCGGCTTTGAGGAAAAGATATCCTAAAGCCGAAATTTATTTTCACCAAGACTTAGATGGAGTAACCACTGCTATTGCAATGAAGAAATATCTTGAAGATAATGGTATTGATGTAGTTGGTGCTCATGTAATTCAATATGGTGAAAAAGAATTTGCAGTCAAGAAAAATGACGCAACAGGAGACACTATGCCAGTATTGGTCGACTTTGCTCACGGAAAACCTATGTTTGTTATACACACAGATCATCACGACAAACAAGTCGGTGCAGAAAAAAAAGCGTCGAAATCATTCAGACAAGCCCGATCTAACGTAGAAACCATTTCTCAAATTGTTTCACCAAGAGATCTTTTTCCCTCATTAGACATTTTATTAATCTCAACAGTTGACTCTGCTAACTTTGCAATTCAAAACATAAGTCCCGATGAGGTTGTAAATTATTTATTCAGATTTGATAAGGAGTTACCCCTACAAAAAAATAAAATGTTGATGGGATTCGTTGTCAATAAATTACTTCTTGCTTTCAAAAACAGAAAAGGTTTTTTGGAGAGTTTGGTTATGGATTCTGAACCATCCCTTTTATCAATATTGAATAATATCAAGAATTGGATGAAACAAACGAATGCGCCAGCTCCTGAGGAATTGCAATATAACGCAGACGATTATGCAGAGTCCATGAAAAGTTTCAGGAACTTAGAATATGAGAATGGAATCATATTACAATATGGTGGTGGAGATATGAGGAGACCTGGTTCTTATGATCGTTATACCCCATTCAGAACTTACCCTGATGCTGACTTTTTGATTATGGCGTGGCCAATGGGATTATTACAAGTTTCATGTAACCCTTTCAAAAAAGAAAGAGGACTGAAGGGAGTGAATTTAGGTGAGATTGCCCAAGAAGTATTGTCCAAATGGGAAGGTAAATTGAAAAAAAGGATCGTACCTTTATCCACAATTAAATGGATAAGTGAGACAGCGGTGGGGCCTGAGAGTATTGGATTTACATTCAAAGATTTCGATGCACTATACGGAGAGAAACTTAT